AATCTGTGTAGCTTCCATAGCGCTACTGTCAGTATATGCGATCGCGAGTTCCCTAGCACTCGCATCGTAACACACGGCTACATTCGAACTTCCCACAGGTCTATTGTATATATGCCCCAAATCAAAACTCACTAAATCTGTATTATTGGTACCGATTTCGACGAGGCCATCCTTGATTGTCGTGTTGGTGACATGAATATTAGCAACTGTGCCCGTAGACAATACGTTTCCGGTAACGATAAGGTTCCCGGTAATAGTTAAATCTCCACCATCTCCTCCGGCAGCTGAAAGTCCCGCCACAGATAATGGAACTTGTGTCCTAAAAAGTTGATGTGTACTTTGATTATACGCGACGAATGTATTGGTCGTATCACTTGTACCGATACCGGTAAAGTTGGATGCTAATTCGATTGGCGTGATGTATAAGCCACTCGCACCTGTTGCGTCAATCTTTTCTTCACTCGCATTGAATACGATCGAGTTTTCCGCCTGGTCTTCTCGACAGTTTTTACCGAAACGAAGTTTCGTAGCACCACCGAGAGTACTCAAGTTCTTCGGCATTTAATATAGTATCGCATTTTAATTCGCATACATGAGCCCCGCCATACCATTATTCACTCTGAGAATGTTATAGTTTACTGCGTAAATCGGGTCGACGATAAGTTTACTTTCGCTATGAATTTTCACGGAATCTAGACGACTAAAGTTCAAGGATCCGGATGGTTGGAGAGAACTCGTGTTTAGACAAAAACAGTGAATGAAAAAATCTGGAGACGTGACAAAATTTGTATGATAGTACGTCATGATATCAACGAAATGTGGTTTCGCCCATTTAAATGCACTAATATCAGTACTATTAATACTCATTTTGATTTTGTTATCGATAGACGTAAACGTACTTTCTGAATTTGTATTGGAACACGCAATATATTTCACGGGATGATTAAACGTCAGTTCTTGTGTGAGTTCGCCGGAAGGAACACTTTTCTGAACTTGTGTGATGAGAATATCATGCTTTCGAGAATTCATAATCCCGCGTTCTTCGTTATCCAGGTAATAATAGTTCGCATATGCTTCTACGTTATAGTCACTGGCATCGGGTCCCCAGTAAATGCGTAGATCGACAGTCTGGTACTGTAAGGCTACGAGCGGGAGTGCTGATTGTGGTCCTTCACAAAAGAAGAATCGTAGTGGGTAAAAATATGACCTAGCGCTCGCACCTGGATGTGTACCGTTTGAACTCTTAGATACGTTTTGAGCATATGTATCAATCGCAATTTTCTCGGTGAAATCGTGATCTTGTGCATCTATAACTTGTCCTCCAATGAGAAGTTCGACTTTATCGATTATTCTACCCCAATCCTGAATATCGACGGCCTTCGTATTATTATCGATGGTAAAATACGTATGTCCAAGTAAATCACCGTTTCGTTCGAATCGAATGGATGACATAGAATTACCTTTCACAGCCCCTTGTATCGTTTGTTTTTCTACAGACTGTGAAAAGTTGGAGTGTCTTTTGAAGGTGGACGTGAAAAATGATATTTCAGGTTCACCTATAATATGTTCATCTTGGGCACCTACGGCTACGAGCTGTACGAGTCCCGATGACATGCTTATTATATTAATGTTATTTTTAAATTACATATACGTAACGCCCTGAAACGATCACATCATATTTCTTTTTTTACAGATAAATTTAAATACCATAAAAGCCTTTGTGGCATCTGCAACCTCATCACCATCCTGTTTATATAATTTTAGATTCAGTCGATCGAGTTTACGGATGGGTGTGATATATTGCTGAACAAGTGGATACTCATTTTTGAATGTCAAGCTTGTTGCACCTGCAGTGACGATCGAACCGAAAGATCCATTTATATGATTGTCAGCTCCATCTAAGTCTTTCTTCGCGCGTTGGAAAAATGTATTTTTCAATTCGTCAATCGAAACGTGGATAATATTCGTAGTCGTGGTAATGTGAGTGAAGCGGGCAGCCGTCAGTTGAACCTGTACGATATTTTCAAGAGGTGTAGGTAAAAAAACGGTAATCGCTTTTGTCATCTGGGCACTCGCCTGATCTGTCGTATCAACGATAACCGTATGGTATTCGTGTTCGAAATCGGGGATAGTCGGCTGAGGCGCTGTAACGAGTGCCATTTATAATACACACAGAAATTATCCACTTAAAAATTTATACTAAATTTAAATGGAGAGTGAAAAGGTATTTACTATATTTAATCTACAATTTTGTAATTGGCGTGATCTTGTACAAGTTTTTGTCCACCACAAACACCACCCATACTCGTGGAATACACACTGTCGTTAGTACACTCGGGGCTACTCTTCAAGCTTGACAATGACATCTCAGACACGGGTTCGATTGAGATCGTCCTGGGTTCGTACATACTACGCTTATCTTTAAATAACATGGATATAACTACCAATAGCAGCAGGGTAATCGCGATAGCTCTCAGCGTCGACCGATTCGTATTGTTAAGTTTCATTTGTTATGTACTGAGATTTTTTTTATAAAGTGCGTTAAAGAGAAAAGATTAGTTTCAATATACAGAGTAATGGACGGTGAAATTATTCTCGACAGGGGGAGTAAATCTGTCATGAAGTTAGATGATAACGAACAAGCCATGATGGATGAAATACAATTAGATTTCTCTCGACCACGCACACATGCCCCTCCGAATGTACAGAGAATGCATGGACACCAACACGAACACCATTCGATGGGAGGGGGTCTACAAGAAGATGTCGACGCCTTCGCGAACCCTGTGAAACAGAACGCGCCACTCCCACCCCAGGCAGAAGAGGCGGTCGATCATGGAGAGTATATGGATGATACACCGTATGATAACGGACCTGGTATGGGGTACGACTCCATGGAACCACAGGAAGATGTACCGTCACCCGGGTATAAGACGATTGACGAGGAAAAGTCCGACCTGGTGAATAAACTCGGTCGCCTCGAAAAGAGAGGATTTAACGTAAATAAACGATTGAATGCGTATTCACCCGTTGATGAACTACGAACGGAAGTGAAACGAATCACGTATAGTATTGATGTCGATAAATCGATTAAGTTTTCTAGGCGCATGCTCGTCGCGTGTGTCACAGGTCTCGAGTTTCTTAATAAGCGGTATAACCCGTTCGAGATTCAACTCGAAGGCTGGTCTGAAAATGTGATGGAAACCCAAGATGATTATGATGAAGTGTTTGAAGAGTTATTCGTAAAGTATCGCACGAAGATGAATGTCGCCCCAGAAGTGAAATTGATAATGATGCTCGGTGGAAGTGCTATGATGTTCCATCTCACGAATAGCATGTTTAAATCGGTTATGCCGAATGTGAATGATGTCATGAAACAAAATCCGGATTTGGTGAATAACATGATGAGCGCGGTTCAAAGTACGATGGCGGGTCAATCCCAACAACAGCCTTCGTCGGCACCTTCGGGTGATCGATATGAAATGAAGGGACCTGGTCTCGACATTTCAAGTTTAATGGGTGGTATCATGATGCCCCCGACACCTCCCATGAACACGACACCCGTACAGAGATCCGTCGAGTACACACCCGATGTTCCCGATGACGGTGATGATATATCCGACATTGTCTCAGAAGGTGGTGTCGTGGATGAAGGTGATGATGAAGTGAAGGAAGTTAAAATGCCGGCGGCAAAGACGAAGCGTGGTCGTAAGAAGAAGGTTGAAATTAATTTGTGAACATAGTATAAATGATAGGGTATGCTCCTATAGATTTCGACGACCCGCTCGAAATCCCGGCAGCTCCCCGAAAGCGAGAAGTTGTGGATCCAAAATTTGAAAGAGTACAGAAGAAAAGGGTTGTAAAGGCTCAGCCCACAATCGATGAAACCACGGAATGCAATTATGTTGTCATGTTTTTCATCGTTGGGGTTCTCGCGCTTGCCGCGATGGACTCTGTTAAGAAGTAAGTATATTTTACCCGTTTTAGTTTTCCTAAAATGTGCAAAGTATCGCCATTGATAATTAATAAATGACATTAAACTGTGCCAAACGTGGAAGATAATTACCAGTTGCAGTAACCCCCAACCACACCAAAGCATATTTACTATAAGATGCTGGAGGTGTGAATAATAACACAATTGGGTTCATGCTACCTGTGTAGCCACCCTGATGGTAAATAGTGGCAGCGCTCGGTGAGAATATAAGTTGCCAATTATACCCATCATTACTTCCAAGTAGTCGTATCTGTTGTGGTACATTTGTAGTGGCGTGTGGTCGTATTACTATACCTTGTATAGTTGTGACAGAAGGCAAATCTACTCTTACCCATGGTGCCCTAAAAGACCCCCACCCCGTCCAATTTGTTGTTGAACCCTGATATACACCGTTAAGAAAAGAATATGGATAGCCGCTATAATTTGAATACCTATTTCGATCGAATGCTTTCGTAAGATCAGTATTTCCCGCGTGTCCATATATAGTGTAACCATTTTGAGAGGTAGAACTCATTACGGTTGGCAACAGTCGCGAAGACCAACTACTATATGTTCCATATGAGAAAGAAGTCGCAGGAGTGACGGCTGCCGGGGAACCAATCGTTTTATTTAAAAAATCAAGAAATCGAATAGTCCCGGATGCCGGTGCCGATGTACCATCCGAAAAAGATGTACCCCGCAATTCGGTAAGTCCGTGTGGTGCTGATTTACCATCGGATAAAGATAGAGCGGTTAAACTTATCGGGTATCCGGCCATTATACAGTAGCATGAGAAGATTTAAGTTCATCTATTTCACCTTTTAATTCTTTTATAGCTTCTATTATCAAACCTGCCATGTTTCCATATGCGAGTGCGTACACCGTGTCCTCTGAACCTCTTACAACTTCTGGAAGAACTTCCTTTACTTCCTGGGCCATACACCCAGATGAAGCTTGCTCGTTGTGTGTATACGTGTACCCATTGATCTTGGTTAATTTATCTAAAGCACCTTCTATTCTTTTGATATCTGTTTTGAGACGTCTGTCGGAAGTTACGACAACGTCCGTTGTAGCAGTTGCGGTTCCATTAATGTATAAATTTCCAACTTGTAATCCTGCGTAATTTCCGGTCATATTTCCCTGGCCACTAGCCCCACCATATAAACGTAACCATCCATCGTTCGCGGGTGAGAATGTATAATAATCTCCGTCAGCTGGAAATGTGTGTGTATTACCAGCTACTGTAGAGTACCCTGACGTTGCCGCCGATGTTAAACGCAACCCGGCGTATTTAGATGCAGTTGTGGAACACGATTTAATATTTGTTAACATTCTCAGGTAATTGACACCACTACTTATAGTTCCACCATCTTGACTTGTTATTGTCATGACGGGTTGTTCAGAATACTTCTGACCTGACCACGTAGCATTGGGTGGGTGTATATGAAACTCGATTTTAGGTGCTTTTAAACGAACTCGATCCCCATATAAAAACCTATTATTCGAAAACGTATCAGTCCATGTAGTTTCCGAACCGTGCATTGACCCCGCACCATCAGCACTCGTGTTGAGATACGATTTCGATAATAATAGTTCAGAGTCGCGTCCATCGTATGTACCGAGATACGCAACTTCGAGTGACGACAAGTTTGGTTCATTATCACCTTTCGTACCACCAAATAAAAGTCTTTTTGTATTCGTACTCGCTGTAGTAGACCCTACAACGATTTCATCAGCTTTAATATACCCTTCGAATAATGAGTTCCCCCTAAAGACACTCGTTAAGGGGTATTCATAAACACGAACCTCTCCGACTCTAGTAGTGTATCCATTACCTGGCATTCCAGGACTACCAGTTATTACGCGGTCACCACTCGTCGTAGCTATCGAAAATCCCTGT